AAGGTAGAGATCCATGAAAAAGGGAAAATAACTCATCGGATCTATGGCCTGGATTCGGAAAACAAGATTAAGAAAGCGGAGGACCTGGGGGGATTTCCTGAGTTCGAGGGGCTGAAAGAGGAAGAATCAACCGGAGTAAAAGATTTTCTGGTAGTTCCTATCCACAATCAGAGGACCTCGGAGAAGGTCTACGGTATGAGTGATTATGGTTTAGACCTGAAATCAATCATAAGAGGTCTGGAGAGGGCCTACAGTCTGAAACAAAACATCCTAGAAGTCTTTGCCAGCCCCTCCATAATAGGACCTAGGAACTTGATGGACTACGATCCCGCTACTAAGAAAAAGAGATTCTTGCCAGGCCGTTATTATGGTGTAAACTTTGATCCAGGCGAGCAGCCCTTTATTCCTCAGGCTCTGACCTGGGACGCTCATCTTACGGAAGTTAAAGACCATATCCTGCAGCTCAAAGATGAGTTTTTCGCATTAGCCGAGATTCCTCCTGCCGCTCTAGCCTCGGAGCTTGCAGGGACGGCAGAATCCGGGACAGCTCTCCGTCTCCGGCTGGATCCGCTACTCAGCAAAGTGAACCGATTCAAAGAAGAGTATTCGCCAGCGATTCCTAAGATTATCCAGCTAGCTTCTCAGCTCGAAGGCCATACACTAGAAGGCATCTCCGTGAAATGGCAGGACTCTTTACCAAAGATACCTCTCGAGGAAGCTACCCGGCTGGGAATCCTGAAAAGAGAGGGTATAATCAGCAGACAGGCGGCTTTAATCGAGATGGGTTACGATACGGATAAAGCCGCCGAGATAGCAGAGCAGGCAGCTAATGAGATACTTTGAGGTATTGAATTAAGGTATTTGAATTAAGGTATTGAAATATTGAATTTTGTTAAAAAAAGTGGCGAGGTATCGAACTATGGTAAGCGAAAAAGCATGGGGTAGTATTAAGGAGTCCGACTATGAGACTCCTGAAGCTTTCTGCAGTGCTTGTCTTATCGATCTGAATAAACCCGGATCTGAAAAGGCAAAAGAACTATGCAAACTGCCAGTCTATGAACCAAGCGGGGCTCTGAATCGTAACGGTGTTCATGCTGCAGCAGCAGCTCTGGCTGGGGCTCGAGGCGGTGTCCAGGCTCCTTCTGAAGTGAAAGCTAAAGCAGCTCGAGCCCTCATCCGGCTCTACGGCAAACTGAAAGAGGAGCCCCCCGAATCGTTAAGGAATCTGGCCGGAGCATAACTACCGTGCGGATAGTTGGAAAAGGCACTTGCATGGAAGAGAGTTTTAAGATGCAAGCAGTCTTAGCGGGTTGCCCGGATATGCAAAATTATCTCAATTCTATCGTAATTGAAACTAGTAGATTACAGGAAGCCGAAAAGGACGCTTATAACGCCGCCGCTAGTAGATATAATTTGGGCATAGTCATGAATTCGGTTTATGAGCATATAGCGGAGCATTGGGCCGCTTGGATGAATGGGGATATCATTCCTCCCCCTCTATCCGGTTGCCCAGGCTAAACTTCTATGATTATTTCTAAATTGTATCGAATATTCGATACGATCAGATGGCTCGTATTTTTTTTAATAATTTTTTTTTGTGAACATAAATTAAAAAAGTTGCATAAACATGAACCCGAACATGAAGAGGATGATTGCTAAAATGGACTGGGAATATGTAGCTAAACTCAAGATCTTAAAAGATCGTCTCCTTAGTTGGTATGTATTGCTGAATGCTTTTATGGTAGCATTCATTTTTATAAAATCGTTTACTTCTCCGTTCTTAGGGCTTCTTATCCTGGGGATTGGCATAGCTGTCTTTGCAGTAGTGGCAATAATCGATTTTTATTATATACTGCCTGTAGAGCAGGCTTATTACTGGGGTATAAACTCCGAATTTACAAAACTGAAAGAAGGGTATTCCCACTCTAAATGCGATTGTTCAACCTGTAAAATTCAAAAGCTTTAATACTAACATAGTATATTAATTAATTGGCGAGCCCCAATTTTTAAAAGGAGGCATCGAACTAAGATGGCAGATCAAGACGATACGAAAACCCAGCCAGGAACCCCTCCGGCTGGATCCGATTCTACTAAACAGGGGATGAGCCCTCCCGGCTCTACTAAGGGAACTTCCGGCCCTACTCCCGGCCAGGATAAAGATAAGGGAGACGATGAGCCCGAATTTACCAAGGCTCAGGTAACGGACCTAATCCAGAGGGAGGTAGGGAAACTTACCCGGAAGTACTCTAAAGAGAGAGAGACGTTGGAGGCAGAGCTAAACCAGCTCCGAGATGCTAAACTGACAGCTCCCGAAAAGCAACAGGCTGAGATAGCAAAGCTGGAGAAATCGAATACTGAGAAAGATATCCAGCTAGCAGAGCTAACTCTAAAGACCAAAAAAAGGGAGATGTTAGAGACTCGGCTGGCGGCTGGCAAAATGGCTGTACCTGCGGGCAAGACAGTAGCAGATCTGCTAAAACTTGTTACAGGTAATGAGGACGAAGATATAGCAGCATCTCTCGATTTTGTAGAGTCTTTATTCCCGGTAGTTCCTACTAAAAATATTGGGACAGGCACAAAACCCGGATCTACTACGACTACAGACAAGATCTGGACTAAAGCCGAGGTCCTCAAACTGCAGAAAGAAAACCCTCTGGAGTATGAAAAGAATCGAGCTGCAATCCTTCAACAGATGGGCGAAGGCTTGATTAAATAAATAATTTAGCAAATTTAAAGAGGGTTTAAATTAAATGGCAATAGATAATTTTATCCCTGAAATTTGGGCTAATGATATCCTGGTAGCCCTCCGAAAAAATATGGTCTACGGGTCTCTCGTAAACCGGGATTACCAGGGCGAGATATCGGCTAAGGGCGATACTGTCCGGATTAGTGCAGTAGGTACGGTAACTATCGGGACCTATACCAAAAATACGGATATAGCGGATGCTGAGACTCTCAGCGATGCTCAGACCGTCCTAACGATTACCCAAAGTCCGTATTTCAATTTCCAGCTAGACGATATAGATAATGTCCAGATGTTCCCGAAAATACTAGCGGCTGCTATGGAGGAGGCATCTTACAAACTGAAAGATGCTGCAGACCTATACATAGCGGGGCTATACGGTGGTGCTTCAGCTTCTAACAAGATCGGGGATGATATCACTCCCAAAATACCTAACAATACTGCGGGAGATGCTCAGAACGTCTATAAGCTGATGCTGGACTGTGCATTAAAACTGGATGAAGCTAACGTACCTACTGAGGGTAGGTGGATTGTAGTACCCCCCTGGCTCTATGCTAAACTCCTATTAGAGGGGACTTTTGTGGATGCTTCTAAGTCCGGATCTACTGCAGCTCTTAGGCAGGGTGAGGTAGGCCAGATTTGCGGATTTACAGTATTCAAGTCCAATAACGTACCTAATACAGATGGAGCTCTTTATAAGATCCTATTCGGTAACAATCGGGCTCTCACTTACGCCGAGCAGATCAGTAAGATAGAGACCTACAGACTTGAAAAGAGATTTGCATCAGGCTATAAGGGGCTGCATCTCTACGGTGCTAAAGTAGTCCGGCCAGATTGTCTCGGATGTATGACTGCATCAAAAGCATAGAGTAGAGTAGTATAAAAAGAGGCTGACTTAAAATGAAAAAGATATTAACGGTCCTACTGGTTCTGCTGGCTTTAATGGGGATTGCTTATGCCTGGGCTGGTTCTAACATAGACGTAGGAGTATCTCTCCCTGGTAATACTGGAGTCCAGGGCATTTCAACCTGGGACACGACGCTAGGCAATGCTTCTGTTAATTATATTGCCTGGCCTGCCGGATACAATCTTATCGTATTAATGAATGTTACCGGGCTGGAGGCCACTTACTCAGCGCACATAGACGTTTTGCCTGGGGACAATCCTCCTGCATTTCAGTCTTATCTCGGGAATTATACGATACCGATAACTTCAGCGGATAGCAAAGGTGTCTATTTCATAGGCCCCCTGGAAAGTGCTAGATTCCGTAACGCTACAGGCTACCTCAATATAGGGACTCAGAACGTCACTGGAACCCAAATGTATCTCAAAGTCGCTCATGCAGCGGCTCAGTAGGGCGGGCTCTCAAGGCCCCCCTATAGTTTATAGGGGTAGATTATATGGCAGATACCCCCGTAGAGGATAGTTATGTAGAGACTATCGAGGCATCAAACACTTATTTCTCTACTCGGCTAGGTGCGGCAGTTTGGACCGCCGCCTCTGCTGACGATAAAGCAAAAGCTCTGCAGATGGCTACTAAAACTATAGATCAGCTCCCGCTCTCAGGAAAACGATACCTAACTGTAGAAGAGGGCCAGACGCTAGAATTTCCGAGGACTTACCTTAATTCAGCAGGCGGCTACTCCTGGGATGAGGACGATTATAATGAGGATACCGATACCTTAGAGGTCCCTCTGGTCGTAGTAGAGGCCTGCTGTGAGGTTGCACTAGCCCTTATCAAATTTTATTCAGACACCGGGGCTCAATCTCGAGAACAAGACCAGGCCTGGGGTGTAACTTCTATAACGCTCGGAGAAGTCTCGGAGACCTATGCCAGCGGAATTAAGAAAACTCAGTTTATTGATGCTCTGAAAAGTCCTGAGGCCTTTAGGTTGCTAGAACGGTATATTTCTGAATCGGGGGCTATGGGTTAGGTTAGATCAGATGGATCCAGGGAGGAGAACAATATGGTAGGAACACCTCTAGCATATGGTGAGACTCCGGCAGGCGAGGTTTTACCGATTAGAATAGATGCTAATCGCCGTCTTGCTCGGGGAGGATATGACTATAAAGGGGCTGAGAGGTTAACTATGGCCGGGGCTGCTCAGAGTGCTACAATCCCGGCAGACAGCATAATAGCCTTCATCCTGGCTGAGGGGGGAACGATTAGAGCGGCCTGTAATGTTACGGCTGATGCTGCCTCTCCTATTTACGTCCCAAATGGCTCTCAGGTAGTTATATTTCTCGGAGAAGTTACTGGATTGAGCGTATATGGCGCTGGAAGTACATACGCAAATATTGTTTATTATGGATAAATAAAAATGCCTAAAATGCCTAGTCTCACTGGGATTAAAAGCCTAGCTCGGGTAGTCCTCGAGAGGGTAGGCCTGGTTAAATCGGATGAAGAGAGAGCATTAGAGGAGATGGATACTTACCTAAGGCTCTCCGGGACCAGGGATAAAGGCGGAGCTATTGTATATTGTGATTATCTGACTGGAAATGATACTACCGGGGATGGGACTAAAGGCAACCCCTACAAAACCATAACAAAAGCCTCTACTGGGTTGGGGGGTAGCGATTTTGTTAGATGCGGAAAATCTCCTGCAGATACAGCTCTCTCCGGGGTAATGACTTGGACTTATAATAGCACAACTGTTAGCACTTCGGTAGATCTTACTGGAGTTCTGGCTGCCAAAGATTTCATTCGTAAGACTACATTAGCTAGCGGGGATGTAGATGTATACTGGGAGATTGCCAGTATCACCTCTACTACAATTACTTTACAAGGGGTCTTTTATGGAGCCACTCAGTCTGGAGTAACCAGCGTTAAGCTCGGCGTAACTGATACGGGAACTGCTGCAGCATCAACTACAGTGATCCAGGAGGTCTCGGCTAGTGGAGCATCCTGGGCCAGTATGCTCGAGGTCTCCGGAGGATGGGATCTGAGCCTCGAGACTCCAATAATCAACGGTAAGACGGTTTTCTTTCAGTCCGGGGCAAATAGGTATGGATACGGGATCCAGACGTATAGTAAGAATTATGTTAAACTGATCGGGATATCTGCAGCTAGGTATTATATTGGACATTACCATTATAGTGGCCGGGGAATTTATCTAGATAATCTTTACAATCTCAGGTCCAACTCCTATAATTTTTCGATGGCTAGCGACTACGGAGTTAAAGTAACTAATTGCAGGGTTAACGGCGGGGCTATGAACTTTTCTAATACTAGCTGGGGCATTTATGTAGAAGGTCTCCGGTATGTTCAGCCCTCTCCGTCTCATTTGAGTGCAGATCATCTGGAGATGAGAGACTGTAAAATTTTAGGTACAGCGGTAACTCAGTCTTATGCGATGGGCTGTAATGTTCTGGTAGTAGACTGTGATTTCTCTGCTTTGATCTGGAACTATTACCGCACCTCCTGCAACCAGAAAATCTATAATACCTCGATAAATGGCGTTTTGCAGGCTGATATCTATCCTAGAGAGGTAGCTGGTAATAATTCGATATCTCTTGCTTTCAAAAGATATAATGGCGTTAAAAATGATGATCGGTTTTACACGATGCAGGGCTATATAAAACGAAACATAGCAGCCGCCATGTCCGGAGTTTGTATCGAGTATATCCCTTATGATGCCGATTTCTACCTTAGGTATGGCCTTAATCTGTTTGCAGCAGAGGGGGGGGCCAAAACTGTAAAGTTCTCAATTAAGAAGAGCGCAGATTTTAACGGAGATTGTGATGCTGCTCTATACTTTAACGGTAATGCCGTAGCAGCCTGGACCGCTATGAGCTTAACGGAGTCTTATGTAGAGAAAACTTTAGGGTGTTTAGGGGCCTCAATTATAGAGGACGGGATAGTAGAGCTGCAGGTTAGAGTCCGGGGAACTGTAGGGAGTGTATTTGTGGATGCAATGACAGATACTGCCACTACTATAAATCTAATTCACTGGGACGGGGAGCCTCAACCAGAGTACGATTCTCCTGCAGCATCTGGCGGCAGTGTATCAGTCTTTCTATTATAAATGATTGATTATTATATCCAGTGTCAGGGCCATCTTAAACCGATAGATGAACTGGTCTGTAAGATTTGCCAGGCTCGGGAGAGAGAAGCACGGGAAAAATCAATAGTCAGTGGGAGGCTAAATGAGGTTTACGGATCTGGACTGGCGGCAGATCTTTCAGAGCTGGACTAACTCCGATCTGGAATATTTGCAGCATATGATAAACCAGGAGCTAGATAACCGGAAAAAATACTATCGGGGACTGGGATATATAAATGATAATAAAAAGTAAGCTACCCCATATGGCTTATAAGGTATCAAAGTCTGCGTTCTCCATATTTGCAGGCAAAGCGGCGGCAACTTTAACACCTCTGAATACTCCGGCTCAAGATTTCAGGCCCTCCGTCTCGGTCTCCGGGGGATCAACTAACACCGGGACCGTGACGATCTCCGGGACCTTAGACGGAGCTGCTAAATCAGAGGTTCTCACTTTCACAGGATCCGGATCCAAAGACTGTACTATCCTCCTGGATACTTTATCTTCGATAACTACCTCCGGCCTGGCAGACGAAGTCACTAAACCGGATATTCTTATAACAGCCATGGATTTTCAGTCTACTCCTATTCTCTCGGAGTCCCAGACCGCTATTCAAGTCCGATTCGAGAATAAGATAACTAGTTACGAATCATCCCCGGGAGTCTGGTCTAAATCAGAAGCTCGGGCTTTCACGATTGATAATATAGGGCTCGGAGCTATAATTCAATACAATAGCATAGATTACCAGGTTAAAAACGTCCTTATTCGATCCGGTCTGGATGGGGTAGAAGTTTTCAGGTTGCTACAATTCGGAGCATTTCTTAGAGGGCGATAGATTTGGTCCAAAAGGCCAGGTCTATTACAGAGCAGGCCGAGATAGACCGGATCGGCGCGGATTATCTAGCAGCTCAAGCCGAGAAAAGGCGATTTGATAAAGCTTTACACAAAGCCGGGCTCTATCCAGATAGACAGGGACGATACCAGGTAGCTAATGTCAAAAGCAGATGAGAACCGGATCCATAATATACTGAACTCATTTGCTCCTCGGATCGTGGATGCTGTAGCCGAGACAGGCTATTTTGAGATGTCAGATGAGGGAGAGATTAACGAAATACCCTCCTCTTTTTGGAGAGGCATCACAAAAGCATCGATAACTAAAAACGAGGCGGTCTGGGACGTAGCCTACAGGGCATTCTCATCTCCAGCTCTGGATAGAGGTATAGCTCGAGTGGCAAAAGATCTCAATCTAGGTACAGCTCCTCTAACCTGGCATAGCCAGACTACTAGACAATATTTCGAGGACAGGTCTCTCCAATTCGTAAAAGATCTGTCTACTACTGATAAGATCCGGCTCCGAGGATACCTTTTCTCTCATTTCGGGGATCATGAGAAAGCTTTTGCTAAATTTGTATCAGAGAGATCCTATATATGTGACGGCAACCTGGCCCGGCTCCGGATGATTAAGAGGACGGAGACCCATACAGCAACCGAGGGAGGATCTTTCCGGTATGCCTACAATGCCGGAGCCAGGTTCAAACAGTGGTGGACTGTCGGAGATAATAGGGTCCGGGAAAGCCATAGACGGTTACACGGCGAGATAAGAGCTATAGATGATCCATTTGATAACGGCCTGCTCCTCCCCGGAGAGGTTAATTGCAGATGCTGGGTAGCCTACTTTTGGGATACTCCCAAGTCTATGCAAGGCCAAATGGATGAGTTACTCCGGCTGCAGGAGATCTACAAATATGAGGAAGTCTCTGGGGAGGTAGCGGGAGGTGCTATAACGATCCAGGTAGAGTTAGGCGAGTAACCATTTTTTTACCTTACTAGTCTAAATAATTAATACGGTTTTTTACTCGGATCCTTTAAGGGTTAATAGGGTTAACTACATCCCTGGCGAGATATGAGGTATCGAACTAAACTGATAATTCTTCAATTTTTTTTAGAAGCCATTCGGGTTTAGATCTAGCTCTCTCGGGTCTCGCCAGGAGAATGAAAATATGGCAGATGTAACCGGAACTATAGATTTCGGCACAAATTGGGGCGATGGTGTAAAAACAGACCAGCGGCTCCGGTGTTGGAATCGGATGGGTGCAGCAACAAATAAAGGGCAACGGAATCCCGATATGTTTCACCCTATGGATGGAGGACTAGACGCTAATGATAATGTCTGGAAAGGGTGGCTTAATGATGATCTAGATCTACAAATGATGGGAGTCATGTATGCTAACAAAACTCTTAATGCAGGAGTTGGCGGGTTCGATGAACTTCTAACTGCTGGAGAATGGGATGATAGCTGGACTAATAGATGGAACGACCATTATCAATATAGGCAGGAGGATGTTATATTTAAGGTCCTGGATGGCCTTGTAAATCATTGTGGCTGGGTCCCCTACCTTCAGATATTTGGACCTTCTGTAGCCTGCTGGGACGGACAAGGAACTCCGGCATATCCGCTAAATGTTCAGTATAAAGATCAATATGGCAACCCATACGGCAACGATATTGTAAAGAGCTTCCAGAATAGGCTAATGCTGATATTCAAGTCGATCCAGGACAATAGCTGGGCTATGTCTACAATAGCCACTAGAGCTATTCAGTTCATGGCTGATATAGTTAATATGTGCTACGGTGGATATGGAACTGGCATAAATAACTGGATATTCTCTTTCGGTTGCGAAGTAGAACCTTTTGCCTGGGATGGATGGTTCGAGTTTTGGGAGGCAGACGGAGATCAAACAGGTGTCAATTACTGCAGCTCAGACAGTAACTGCCAGAAAGCACAGGCCATATTTTATAAAGCCCTAGCTGACGAAGTAATGGGGCGGTCTGGTTGCGGAAGTGTTAAGATCAATGTTTACGAGTTCCTAACCCAGTATGCTTTAAAACAGCAGGTAGCATGGCTTTATGCCAATCGAAACAACTCACCGAATTACCTAGAACACATTTGGGGAGTTTCCTACCATCCTTATGCATTATTCGGAGATGGCGAGACCAACTATGTCAAAGCATATAGGATGATAGACTACTATTCGGCTGACGACGAATCTTTCATGTGGGGTCTATATAATGCGTTGAATCCTCAGCTAGACGCTTACTGGGATGCACAAAAAGCAGCTAGCAGGAATAGTCACTGGGATCAACCAGCCGAAGTCCTTCAGCCTCAGAGCAGCATTCATGCATGGCAAACAGCACAGAATATTACATTCAGTGCTGGAATATACGACGCTTACCTTCAGACCTTAAGCCATTACCACGATATCAAACACATGGCTACCTGGGACGAAATCAGCATCTTTGGAATATATCCGGATCCAGGAAACGGGGCCGATTATCCTACCTTCTCCTCGGCCAGTTTGTATCCTAGGTATGGAGCTATGAAACTACTAAGGGACACATTGAATTATTCTAATGGAGATCGGTTTTGTTCAACGGGTTTATCAAGCTGGCAGGATCTCTTTCAGATAGGACTTAAGAAGGCTGACTCACTGGATAGATGGGTTATTTGGTTCAACCGAGGATATTATACAAATGAGGGCGCTAGAACTGGTCCATCCTATCGGGATCGGTCGGTTGCACTGGCAGTTACATTAGATACTGCTTGGCCGCAGAGTGGGTATTATTCCCAAAAGTTCTGGAAATTTGATGCAGATTACAACGCCCCCTATTATGAAGGCAGCGAATCCGCTCATTATGCCTACGCTTCCAGAACGATTAACCCCGCTCCAACAGTACCAGATCAATCTATTACCGTGATGAGATTGAAATATTATAGCCAGTAGGAGGATGAGAAAAATGGATAAAAATCAATCAGAGATCCAATTTGGGAGAGGACTAGAAATTTTCGAGAGAGGTTTCAAGAAACACGGTCCCGAAAGAACGGCCAAAATCGAGGAGAATCCCGGAAAGCCGCCAGAACTATAGCTGTAATGCTACCCCCTCTTTTCTCTCTATTTTTTTTTAGGTAAAGCTACGTTTAACTACGTTTAGCTACGTTTAAAGCCTCTCCAGGATCCGGAGGATATAGAATGCTGAGAACTCCCCTGGACTCATCTCTCGCCGTTGAGCTTCCCCCCTGAGCCTACGATCCTGAGCTACAGGTAATCTAAAACAGATAGGATCTCCTAACGTCCGGGGTTTTGCCATACAATTCAATTTAATTATATTATCTAAATAGCCTTAAAGATGCCGTATACAGTAAACTATCCCTTTAATAGTCAGCAGAGCCTATGGAACTTCTAACGAGGCGTAGTATGCACAGGCTGGCAGGCATCGAACTAATAATAAGTCTAGGGAGCGGTTTTCACCTCCTTGATCTCTCTAGGCACTCTTTTTGTCTCCGGCCTGTTGTATCCTCGTGGTTAAACTATAGGAGTGGTTAAATAAATGAGATATTTGCTTTTTGTGATAGCAGCTTTAATAGCCCTGGTAGGGATGGCTGGCGCTGCTAACTATATGTATGAAAAAGCTTCTGTGAAAGGCGTAGGCTACTCAAGCGTAGAGCAGATCATCAATCTCCAGCCCGGATATACTTCGGCTAAACTGATCCATAAAGAGACGGGCTCGGGAAATGTGATATCAAATAAAGTCGAACTTGAAGCCGAGAGGCAATTAGACGGTAACTACAACAAACTACCTGGAGATTGCCAATACTGGGGTAATCAATCATGCCCTATGGATTATATCAATTTCACAAAAGAGGCCGAGTTTGAGTATATGCCTGTGAGCTACCAGACTGGCACTTACGATGTCAAATGGATCGAAAAGCTTTGCGTTCAAAACTACCGGATCGGATCAGCACTTACCGAGATGTACACTCATGCAGAACATCTCCAGAAGACTACCGAAGTTAAGACCAGGTTATACGGGGCCGACTGTGTAGAGAACTGCTGCACTGGCGTTCTGGAAGCTAATATTAATAGCAACGTAATAGGTGTCGCTCATATCGGCTGGGTTTCAAAGAACCCAGAAGCGGATGAGAACCTTAAAGGCCGCCATGCTGAGTATGGACGAAGCGTTGAGGATATGACAGGCGTATTCTCAATTGAGAAGTTTATCCAGCTATGGGGTAATTCTACTTGCGGAGCTGTAAGCGTAGACTGGCTGCCGTGTGTGTAGGAAGGGGGACTAGAGGGATATGGTTAAAAATATACTTTTAACCGTACTCGTTTTGTCTACCCTTTTTGTGGGCTTAACGAGTGCGGTAAGGGTGGATCCTGCAAATGTATTAGTTAAACTGGATAATGTTTCTCCAGCGGTAATCAATTTGCAGGGAGTAGATCCTGCTATATTTGAGTCTCCAGCTTTTGCTACAGATCTGGCCTGGGTTACAGCATCTCATTTCAAAAACGTAGATTCAACTTTGGATCTGGATTATACTAACTGGCTCATAAAAGCTACTCAGTGGATGAACAAAAAGGAGGCTTAAGATTTGGCTAATGAAACTGCGATTATATTCAGAGCGGTAGAAGAAGGCTACCTGGATGAGATCTGCGACTATGCCGGGATCGAAGCGGCTAAACCTAGTGGAGTTATCCTGCCTCCTGGAGTCTCTCTAATACCTGAGCCTGGCTTTGAGAGTTTAACAGAAGGTGAGGGGCTTGATTTCAAGATAAAGGAGGATCTGGTAGAAAAAGCAGAGACTAACTTTCAGCCGATCTGGTTCATAGATGCTAACGGAGCCCGGATGAACCGGGCCAAATTTAAGGAGACTTATGGAAAAGATCCACTCTGGATGCTGGCATATATGAGACGGCATAAAGGCGTAGTCCCGATTCCTAACACTATGAGCCCAGGGTCTATAGAAATTGTGGCCCCTGTACCTCATGAACGGGGAGGATCTGGGATAGAACCAGTCAAACTAGGGAAGATCTGAATCGAGGGGATGGTAAAAAGATGGGGTATATAGAAGAACCGATAAGCGTAGTCGAGCGATATATAGGCCGGAGGTTGCCTTTAGCAATTCTGACGTTAGGCGTGATAGCCGGGTTAGCCTATTTAGGCAAGGATATGAGTGCATCCTTCCTAGGTGGGGCTTTCATGATAATCATGAAAGGCTATTATGATGATGTGAGGTCAGAAAATGCTATGCAGCTACCCCATGAATATACACTTGTAGCAAAAGAATAGAATCAGATTAGATCTATTCTTTACGCTAGTACGGTCTGAATGGCTGCAAATGATCTATCCAGGATCTGCCTACTCGAGAGCAACGTAGACCGACACGATAGGGATATTACAAAAATTTGGGAGGACGTTACAGACCTCAAGATATGCGCTTCCTCCCTTCCTACTATTCAAAGTTCGATCTCAAAGATAGAGAAAAATTATGGAAAGCTAAACGAGGATCTACAAACCGATAGGATATTTTCTAGAGAGCAGGCCGCTAAATGGGCTGGGCTCATACTTCTCTTGAATGGGGTTATAACTGGAATCGTTATCTATGTATTGACCAGGGGTTTTAGGGTATGACTGAATACGCCCCCTCTTCTATAAAAATTAAAATAGAGTTTACCAATAAGGGCCAGGTGGTATCAGGACTTCAGAAATACAAATCGGGTCTAGAGGGGCGGCTAAAGAGGGCTGCTGAGGTAGCGGGGGGCATTGTGGATCGAAATGTTAAGATGATCTGTCCAAAAGATACGGGTCAACTCAGCGGATCCTATTATTCTCAGGTAGGGGGGTCTGGTTCTACTGTATGGCTCTGGTATGGGACTAACGGGGCTTTCTCGGAGTCAGGCTACAATTATGCACCTATCCAAGAATATCGGTATAAACCTCATCTGAGGCCCGGCTGGACCGTATCTATCCCGGAGATCAAATCTACATTTAAGGCAGCCGTTTTAGGAGGTTAAATAAAAAATGGATAATACTAATCTG